ATTTTTTCCCTCTGTACGGAAAGGGAAAAACACCGATATTTTCCCTCTATTTTTTTCCTACAACACCTTCATCAATCCAATATCCGCCATGTTCTTTAATACGATTTCGTACCGTTTTTTCACTGACTCCCATGTAGCTGGCGAGTGACTCAACTGTGACTGTGCCATCAAAATTGCATGCATCATAAGCAGTTTCTACAGAAGCTTTTCTTTCCTGTTTTTTCTCTTCAGATGATTTCTTTTTAGAAAAATTATTCTTCCAAGTTTTATTCCAGGCAGTCTCTCCATCCGGATCTACATCCTTAAGAACCCCTGTATGATCTATCTTATGTATCGGATAATCAAACCATAGATTTAGTGGCTGGAACTTAGGAAACTCTCGTAGAGTGCCTTCAATTCGCCATGCTGTTTTGTTTTTAACCTCTTCTCTTATTTTTGCCACCTCAGTAATTAATTCCTCATATACAGGCTTTATTTCAGTTCTACAAATGGCCAACATATCCTTTTCACTACACAAGTCATCAAAGCTTGGTATATCTTCTTTGTTGTATTTTTTAAGCCATCTAAGACACAATTCACACACTGCCTTATTAGATTCCTGCTTTAGCAAAGCCTCCGTTGTTTCAAGTTCAATAAGGTCTAGAAGTGCATCAGGATCACGAGCAAATACTCCTGAACCGCTGGCTCTATCCATTGCTCTTTTTCCACCCTGTGCACCTTTTGAGTGATGGTGACAGTAGATAACCGCACACCCTAATTCGGTACACACCTTATCGAACTGATTACAGAAGTTGGCCATCTGATCAGCACTGTTTTCATCTCCTGTAATAACCTTGTATATAGGGTCAATAATAATAGCAATGTAATCCTTTTTTGCTGCTCTTCTGATTAGTTTGGGAGCTAGCTTATCCATTGGTATGGACTTACCTCTAAGATTCCATATATCAATGTTTCTAAGTCCTCTTGGAGTGATTCCTAGTTCTGTATATACATCCTTAAAACGATGCAGACAGCTTGCTCTATCAAGCTCTAGATTCACATACAGCACCTTTCCCTGTGTACAGTTCCATCCAAGCCATTTTGTTCCTTCTGCAATGCTGATACACATTTCAATCAATGCGAAGGATTTACCTGCTTTCGATGGACCTGCAATTAACATCTTATGCCCTTGTCTGAGTACTCCCTCAATCAAAGGTGGAGCAAGAGGCGGAAGGTTTGCCCAGAAATCATCTAACGATTCCGGTTCTGGAAGATCATCATTGACTGATTCAATCCACTCCACCCATTCAACCCAGGTTTCTTTTCCGATATTTGTATCCATAAGGAATTGTTTGTTACCATTCCTAATAATGCCAGGCATTCTACTTAGCCTAGATGGATTACAGTTTTGTGTATCAATTTTAAGTCCATTCTTATTACATATTGCATACAGATACTCAACACGTTTACGATATTCTCTTTCATCTACAGCATCGATTTTTACTATTGCATGGATGGATTTTTTACCACTATATACAAGAGCAGCAACAGGTAATTCTAGTTCTCGAATCAATGCATTCTGCTTTGCTAATTCCATATTATCGCTTTCTACAAGCGCATAACGATATTCAACAACATTCTGATTTTTACATCCTTGACCATCTAGTGGATTAATACGTATCCATGCACCTACTTCAGGATTATAGTCACCTATGGCCTTACCCATATCCCCATTGCTGTTTTGTAGTTCATTAATTATCTGCCCAGCAGTTTTTTTATACGATCCCTGTGTTGGAACATAACTTCCTTTTTCATTCTTCCAACTATTGGTAACAAAACCTACAACATCTTCATCATTAAATAAAGTTTCTAAATAACTGATAAGTTCATTTATCGGTTTCCATTGTTCATCGCTAGGCTGTCGGAAAGGCATATCTTCAATGTTTTTTGAATCAACCACAATATATTCATCAGATATCTCATCATCCCATCCTAATGCAATGGATCCTGTAGTACGCATAGGAGGAACATATCCATGTTCATATGCCATTTTGACGATAGTTCCTCCTGTTACAATGCCTGTACTGCTTTCGTTGAAGGTATTCCATTTTCTGTCACATTCTCCAGGATGGTACCTAGCCGCATCTTTCTGACTCCAGGCATCCCAATCGAGAACAGAATATCCTTCGTGTTTTAGGGCCATTCCTATATTTACCCACTCTTGGTATGACAGCATGGATGGATCAATATAGTCTAATAGTTTATCTAATGGTAGCCTGTTCTCCATACGTTATTCCTCTGTATTTTTATACAATTCATGTGTGCCAAACATAATTTTTTCCTCTTCCTCGGAGATTTCATAGCCGTATAGCTTTAGGAAGTCATATAAGATCCTAAATTGTTTTTTGTTCCATTCTTTATAACTTCCATAATCAGAACCATACCAGCAATTTACTGTTGCTATGCTATCTTTTCTTTCCATTTTTGCATAGGCCAATGCAAAGCAAAGACGAATTGTTTTTTTATGAGAACGGAAAGATAAATCATCAATTTTATCAAGAGATAGACCAGTAACTTCTTTAAATACTTCATATGTATCCGTATCAGCAACATCTAAGTTTTCTGACACGATACCGAACAATGCCTGATATTCCCTATTCTGTGAGATGTCCATCAAAAGCGTATTATATATGTCTTTGGCGAATTCCAATCTTGTCTGATATGCATTTCCTACCAGCTCTTTTATTTTCTCTACATTGATTTCATCCTGTGTAAGTTCTTTAGGTTCTTCTGATGTTTCTTCTTTTATTTCGCATTTTACATATACGTAAATAGATTTTACGTTTTCATTAGCGGAAAAGCAGTATTCTTTTCCATCTTTTGGAAAATCAAACTTTTCCATTTGATTTGCAGGTAAAAATGCATAATATCTATATCCTGTAGGTATATTGTCAACCTGTTTCATGTTTTCCTTGAAACGAGGAAGTTGTTCATTAAAGATTTTGATTTTTTCTTGATTGGATAAAGCAATGTTCAATTTATAGCGAAAATCTGTTGTGCCAATGAATTCAAGTAGTTCATTTCTCTTCTCGATATCTTCAATTTTTTCAAGATCGATATAATCTTGTATGTTCGCACCTTTCCCCATGCTTTTCTTTAATTTATCTTCATCCAGTTCCAGCATCTTTAAGCGCTGTCGAATGGTCTTTTTGCTGAAGCCAGTCTTAACCTTCAGTTCATTCTCATCCATTCCAAGGTCAAGACACATCTGAAAACCATGTGCCTGTTCGTATGGAGTAAGATCATTTCTCTGCATGTTTTCCAACAGCATGATAGCCTGTTGGTCTTTTAAAGACATAAATCTTGAAATCTGACATGGTAATTCCTCTAATCCTGCTAGTTTAGCAGCTTCCAATCTTCGATTACCAATCACTACGTAATATTCCTCATCTATTGCACTATCACGAATCGGTACTACCGTGAGGTTTTGTAGGATACCTTTTGCTTTGATACTTTCCGCTAATTCTGTGATATCCCCTAAATCCTGTCTAGGATTATTAGGATGATGATGTAATTTATCTATCTTAATTTGAGTAATCATACTTTTCATCCTTTCTCTGGATTATATTCTGCAGGAACGATACCTGCAGGTGTTCTCCATCCATTTGCAGCAATTCGACTAATTAGATTGTTTGCTGCTTCAAAGCTCCATGTCCCCACATGCTGGAAACCTCTACCTTCTAATTGTCTAATCTGTCTAGGTGTGGCCAATCCAGCTTCTTTTCGTTTATTTAATCTTTCCAACAGCAGTGCTGCCTTTCCTGCATTATCAATTTCATCTGGAAAGATACCAAATTTCTCTAGTGCTTTTATCTGCTTTTCACTTGCTGGTGCCATTTCCCATCCAAATGATGGAACATAGCTAGTCAAATCTTCGGCCTGTATGCTCATCTCAAACTGCAGCGGATCTACCAAACGTTTTTTACGTTTCTTCATTGCTTCTAGTTCTTTAGCTAAACTTTCTTCTCGTTTGGCCACAACATCTTCTGCTGCAGTTTCAGCTGCTTCTTCAATGTCTACAGGACAACCTGTATTCTTTTCCATGTTATCTGTCATCTGTTTGGCCACTTCTTCATTTTCACAGATCAGTGATGCAGGATGACATAACTCATGACGTTCTGTATGCCATAGGAAATCAAGCAATAACAATTCTGTTTTTCCTGTTTCAGGTGATAGACGAGTACCACGACCTACCATCTGACAGTACAATCCTCTTACCTTAGTTGGTCTTAATACGATTACACAATCTACTGATGGACAATCCCATCCTTCTGTTAACAGCATAGAATTGCATAGCACGTTGTATTTACCGTTCTCAAAATCATCCAATATCTCTTTACGGGCTTGCGTGGATCCATTACACTCGGCGGCGTGGAATCCTTCCGAATTCAAGATATCTCTGAATTTCTGACTTGTTTTAACTAACGGCAGGAATACAACTGTTTTTCTATCCATACAGTATTTTTTCATCTCTTGTGCTATCTGATATAGGTATGGATCCAATGCTGTATCAATATCGCTTGCTTTAAAATCTCCTGACTGCATACTTACACTAGAAAGGTCAATATCCAACGGAATGGTCATTGCCTTGATAGGACATAAATAACCTTGTTTAATGGCCATAGGCAATGTATATTCATATGCCAATGATTCAAAATACTGGCCAAGATTTCTCATATCACCTCTGTCTGGTGTTGCAGTTACTCCTAATACTTCTGCATCTGAGAAATATTGCAGTACACGTTGGTAACTATCTGATAGACAGTGGTGTGCTTCATCAATGATGATGGTATCGAAATAATCTGTTGAGAACTTCTTAAGCCGATTAACGTTCTGTAAAGTCTGTACTGAACCGACAACAACTCTAAACCAGCTACCGATACAGGTATGTTCTGCTTTTTCAAGAGCACTGCCTAGTCCTGTTGCTTTTTCAATTTTATCTGAAGCCTGTTCCAGCAGTTCTCCACGATGTGCCATAATAAGAACTCGCTTTCCCTGCCGAACACATTCTTCTGTTACTTTTGCGAAGACTATCGTTTTTCCGCATCCAGTTGGTAAGACTAAGAGCGTCTTTTTGACGCCCTTATCCCACTCTTCGAAAATTGATTCTTTGGCCTCCTGCTGATATGGTCTTAGTTCCATATCACATCACCTACCAGCTTGTTTTATTACTATATGAATTGTTATAAGCAGGTGTCGCAGGCTGAGGCTGAGCAGTCGGAATTATAAACTGTTTGACATTATTGTATTCATTATTGTTGTATTTTCTATGACTGATAAGAACACTTCCTGTAGCTCCTGGAACTGTCTGCCAGTTCATACGAACATTCCCATTAGGCAATAATGGGGAACCGATGGAACGGAAGAATGCAAACAGCTGTCCGTTCGTAGATAGAAGATACAGCTTCTTATTGACCAGTACTTCATCACCGTTATAATCGATTGCCAATGTTATATTCGCACAGTTGCATGGAGGCATTTTTTCACTTCCATTAAACTGCTCTCTCGTAAACTCTTTGACTCTGAACTGGTATTCTCCTTCTGGAAGAAGTATGAAGGACTTTTCTTCTACTTCATCATCCCATCCCAGAGGAACTCCTCCTGATTGTTGTGCAGACTGTTGTGGTGCCTGCTGACCATATCCTACATTTCCATATTGATTATCCATGTTTATCTCCTCCTAAATTAAAATGGTAAATTTATGTAATTTTTGGCTAACTGAACAAACTCATCCTTGCAATCCATGATGTGCTGGATATAATCTGGCGGATAGTTTGCAATCGGCGTATCTTCTGGGAAATATTTTGAAGATACTTTTCGAATAAGCCATTCCGGTATATTATTTGCTTTCATCAGATCCAGTAGTGGCTGTGGTATCGTCTGATATACCGGTTCATTCCAATTAATCTGTTCTGATGATTGCGGTTCTTCCTGTAAAGGCGGTAAGTTTTCCGGTTCTACTATTCTTGGTGGTTCTTCATTTAATCCATCTGCCATATCAAACATCTGTGGTTCTGCTGTTGGTGTCTGTACAGCAGACTGGCCATGTTCTGGGGGCATAGCTGTATTCATATTTGGAAACAAATGTGCAATTTGATTAAAATCAAAATCCATCACATCAGGAAGGCCTTCTCTGTTCTTTGCATCCCATGCAGCAGTTCTCGTTGTGTACATGACGCGTTTTGTTCCGCCTTGACCTTTTGTCTTTTTCTCTTTATTCTGAACGACGATTGTCTGAAAGTTGGCGAACAGCACCATATCTGCCCATTCTTTTACCATGTTTGCAATACTGCATTTTTTTGAATCAATCAGCTTCAGCTGATAACGATCATAACTACCCATCTCATCTGGCTGTTCGAATTTAGTAATGATGGAATGACAGTTTATTACAACATGAATTCCAGCTGAAACAACCATCTCTAGTTCGTTAAGCAGTTTTCCAAATTCTTCGTATGCGTATCGATATCCTATCCCATAGCTAGGATCTTCTATTCCATTCCATCCTTTTGCTGTACAAAGATTGCTTACACATAGCTTTTCTGCCCAGTCGGCTGTATCAATGACTAGAGTACTGCAAGACCTTGATTGCACTACATCCATAACTTCATCTAATAGCATTGGCCATGATGTAGGTGCGGGCATTCTTCTTACATCAATGTTTTTAGTAGATCCTTCCGTATCGATAAATAAAGGATTAGGAAACTTAGATGCAAAGGTTGTCTTCCCTACGCCCTCTACTCCATAAACTACAACTTTTTTTGCATGAGGCACTTTACCTCCAGTTATTTCATATCTTCCCATAATACCAACCTCCTAATCTTCAATGATCACACGTTCAAGTGCGAAATTAACCAGCATCGTAGCAATTTCATTGATATTACGATTTGTCTGCTCTGCAATTTTCTTTACCTGCTCATGTGTAGTTGGTGATACTTTTAATGTTTTGTAGCATTCGTTATAGAGATTAGAACTCTTTTTGATGATTAATGTATCATTCGTTTTAGCCATTAAAATCCGCCTCCTGTCTTCCATGAAGGAACTGCATTTCCGGTTGCTGGCTGCAATGTTGGTGTATCAGCAAAGCTGCCCATAGTAGGAGATGTTCCAGGTAAGACATATTCCTGTCCCTTTACCATTCCGTCTTCGATAATGATGGAGCATTCATCACCGGTAGAAACTCTTGTGCCGATGATCTGCAGTCCCTCTTTTTCAGCCCATTGACCAAATTCATTCAGTGTTTCGATATCCATCTGTTCCAGTTTGTCCACCAGTACAAACCCGCATTCCGGATTCAATTTGCGCACGATAGAAGTGGCAACGATTAGCTGTTCAGAGCTTGACATGTTATCCCATTTCTGTCCTTTGTATACCAGTTCATTATTCTCGATAGACAGTTCAGGCAATGGAAGGTTTGCATTTTTCAGAAGATCCAGCTTCTTCTGACGAATTCCTTTTAATTCGATATCGCGTTTCTGCCATTCATTTTCTGCAGCTAATGCATCTTCTTCCGCTTTTTCCTTATTTAGATTTGCACGTACCTTGATGTTGATCGTTTCGATATCCGCAAGATTTCTTTCCAGTTCCTCTGTTGATTCATCTACCAGATCCAGTACATCCGTCTGTGCGATGCTTAAATTTGTAGCAGCTTCATTCAGCTGTTGTTCCTTTAATTGCAGCTGCTGACGAATTCTGGCCACTTCTTCAGTTAACGTACTTACCTGATACTTATACTGTTCAGCTTTCTCACGTTTCCTTGCATTCTCTCCGTTTCTGGCCAGGATTGCCTGCTGCTGATTGATTAATTCCTGTGGACTGACCAGCTGTTTAGGAGCATCATCATAGAACGGCTGTTCCTTAGCAAACTTCTTTTTCTGATCTGCAATCTGATATGCAGTAAGTCGTTTCTGATACGCTTCCTTTTCCTGCTGTTCATATAGCATCAGCTGGTCGCCTACCCCAATGATCTTCAATAACGTGCTTGCCTTTTCCTTATCGGAGCTGACCATGAACTTTGGAATGTTCAGAGCCAGTTTTTCAATAAAGCTGTTCAGCAGTGTCTGCCCTGCTTTCTTTCCGCTTGGATCCGTAACCTTCAGAGTAGAATTCTTACCCTTGCGTTCAACTACGATACCATTAGAAAGCTTTATTTTTAGATTTGGCGGGATCGATGAGCCTTCTCGCTGTGCTTTTGATGGGCGAAAATCTTCTCCTCCTAATGCCCAGGTGATTGCATCCAGTACGGAAGTCTTTCCCTGCTTATTTTTTCCTCCTACGATCGTCAGACCATTCTGACTTGGTTCTACCTTTACCGCCTTAATGCGTTTAACGTTTTCAAGTTCTAGCTGATTAATCTTTACCGACATGTTGTTCTTCCTCCTGTTCTGCTATCTTTTCCATTTCGGCCATCAATTCCTGTCGGAAATCTATTTCCTGTACAGGATTACCTCTTTCTTTTTCAATATATTCGATGATCTCACGATACTTTTCCATGGCTTCTTCATTTGAAAAGTCTCTATGAATACTGAATAACTCTTTGATTTTCACCTGTGGTGTAAAAAAGCTGACTATTATTAGATCTGTTTCAGAAGAATAATTAATTTCTGCATAATCTTCTGGAATGACATTGAGAAGCAGACGTACTGCTATTTTCTTATTTCTAGTAATCATGATCATCACTCCTTACATAAACTGTATGAAACTGCACTCCATAATTCATAGAATTCTGTTCAGTTCCATAGAACAAATCAATTACATTCCCTTTAATCGCACCGCCAATATCCTCAGCTAAATATATTTCACCATTGAACATAACTTCTGTTCCTAGTGGGATAACTGATGGATCTACTGCGATAGTTCTTCCCTCTTGTGGTACTGTTCCAGATTTCGTGATACCAGTACAACCTGTACAATCAGAACCGTAGGCAGTAATGCGAAATGTTCCGATTGCTGTTCATTTGGATTTCTCATTTTCCATCTGTGTGAGCGTATCCTTTAATGTTTCAATGGCAATTGTTTTATTCTTGCTTTCTTCTGCCAAACTGTCATATTCATTGGATAACACCATGTAATCCTTTTGTAGTTCCTTATACATATTTGTCTGATCATGTATAATCAGCATGCTTAACACAGTTAGTGCAGCAAGCATTACACATGATGCATTAATTACAATTCTTTTTAATGACATATTGTTTCCTTTCTGTGATATAATTTAAGAGGCTTACATAAGCCTGCGATTTAGGTACTTCACTCAGTTTGGTCGCTTAGGAAGTACCTTTTTTTATTGCGTTTTGTGCATCCAATGTCTTTAGTAGATTTTCTATAGACACTGGAACTTGTTTAATGAATGGCGGTTTACCTTGACGGACCAGCTCCAACGTTTCCTGGATGCTGTAAGATACATCAAGACCGAGATACTGATACAGTTGAAACTTACTGATCACATACGTATAGCACTCGTTATCTTTAGAGGTCTTAGTAGCTCGTCCTATATCGCCATAATATCCACACTGAAGACATAACCTTAATGTTTGAGCATCAATTCCAAGAAGCTCTGCTGCTTCCTCTGCCGCTGCTTCTACAGCCGAAAGCACCGCTTCCTCTACTGCGGCTGCTTCCACTGCGGAGAGCACGGGCAGCTACACTGATTATTCTGCGGGCTTCCCGGAGAATGTCACCATCCAGATCCCGGTTTATGACCGCGGCTTTGAAAACTGGAACCCCACAGACAACTACTACACCCGCTGGATCCAGTCCGAGTTCGGCGATAAGTATAACGTTACCGTCAAATACGTTGCCATCGCCCGCTCCAATGAGGTGCAGGACTTTAACCAGATGATTGCCGCCGGCAACGCCCCCACCATTATCTTCCATTATGATATGCCTGCTGCTGTCAACTACTGGTCCGAAGGTGCTGAGCAGCCCATCGATCTGGATGAAGTTGCCTACTATGCCCCTACCTATTGGGATAACATGAAGGACACCATCGAGACCTACGGCAAGCTGGACGGTGAAAATGCTTTCATCTTCGCAGAGCGCGACCCCATTTACTACAACTGGGTCACGCTGATTCGTAAGGACTGGCTGGATCAGGTCGGGCTGGATGTGCCCACCTCCAACGAGGAACTCAAGACCGCCATGCAGGCCTTCAAGGACGCGGGTCTTGGTGTTGAGAACGCTCCGCTGATCACCAAGAGCTTCACCTACTTCTACAACTGGATCCCCGAGGGCACCAGCGATGACGAGCTGGCCCAGTACCTGGATTTGAACGTTGCACCGTTTACTTGGACCGCCACTAAGAATTA